CATCAAGACCTTCCTCTCGCCGCTCCCCGGCGTGAAGATCAACGAGGCCGATCTCATCGCGACCTTGCCACACGGCGCAACGATCCGGCTTTACTCCGGGGAAAGCTACGAGCGGATGCGCGGTCTTTACCTCGATGGAGCGGTGATCGACGAGTATGCGGACATCGACCCGGCGGCATGGTATTCGGTGATCCGGCCCTGCCTCTCGGACTACAACGGATGGGCAACCTTCATCGGCACGCCGAAAGGCCGCAATGCGTTCTGGAGGCTCTGGACCGAAGCTTGCGGGAATCCGGAATGGTTCTCCCTCATGCTCAAAGCGAGCGATAGCGGCATCATTCCAGATGAGGAACTCAATGACATCCGCAAGGGAACTCCCGCGCATATCTACGAGCAGGAATACGAATGCTCATTTGCCATCGGTCGCCCCGGCGCGATCTATGTGCGCTCCCTCGAAAAGGCCCGCGCTGAGAAGCGCATCACCAACGACATTCTCTGGTTCAAGGAACTGCCGGTCTACACCTCATGGGATGTGGGCGCTCCGCTCAACCAGAAGGTGTGGGTGTGGCAGATGGTCGGCGACCGCATCAACTATCTGGAATCCCTCTCCGGGTCCGATGAGTGCAAGACGCCTGCGGACTGGGCGGCACGACTCAAGGACAAGCAGTATGGCTACGGTGGTCACTTCATTCCGCATGACGCCGCAGCGGAAGTCGGCGGACTCTGGCAAGAGGCGCTCGCCCGCAGCGGACTGACCGGCGTCATTCCCGTGCCTCGGCAGATCAGCGTCTGGGATGGCATCAATCTCGCGAACGATGCGTTCCCGCGAATTCACATCAACGAGGCCGGATGCGCGGACGGCATCGAGGCGCTCGACGCCTACCACAGCAAAGAAGAGCGCGATGGCGTGACCATCAAGGATGTGCCGGTCCACGATTGGTCATCGCATTTCGCCGATGCGTTCAGCCTCTCGCACCAGGCTATCAAGCGCGGCATGGTGATCGACCGCTCCGCGATTCCTCGCAAAGCCGAGCGGCATGAACCGACCAGAGTGATGGCAGGATTCCGGGGTGGGGGATTCGGAAAGGTCCGCCGGTGAAGCGCGAACTGGAACTCCAAATCCTCGACCTCTACCGGCGCTACCCGCAGCCGCGATCCTTTGCCGAGGAGGTCGAACTCACCGCATGGAATGGCGTGGTCATCAACACCGAGGACTTCTTCATGCTGGCCCGCCCGGTGGACATCCACGACCCGCAGGAACGCTGGCGCGATGCCGCTCACGCATACCACAGGTTGTGCCAGAACTGCTGGCTGATCACAATATATTGTGGTATCAGTCAAAATAATCCTTGCAACTTTGCTCCGTATACACTTCCCTACATCGCATGGAGTCGGCGAGACCGCCCGCTCCGGATTTACGAAACCTCGAAACTCCATACGCGATGCGACTCACTGACCACGAACAAAACCCCATTCTCTCCACCTGTTTAGCATGGTTTGGAGGAGGTAAACGCAAAGGTCCAAGCAAGCAGGAAAATAAAGCGGCGAAGGCCGAGCAGGCATCCATGCAGCAGGCCGCTACACAACAAGCCGCAGCGCAACAGACCGCACAGCAACAAGCGACCCAGCAGGCCGCAGCCCAGCAGGCCGCGCAGCAACAGCAAATCGCCATCATGGAGCAACAGCGCACAGACGCTCTGGCTGCTCAAAATGCACAGATCGAGGAAATGAAGCGCCAAGCCGAGGCTAATAAGCCAGCACCGGCAGCGCAGGTTGTACAGGGAGACGCAGAAGAAGCCGTTCGGAGGCAATCGACTCAACGCCGGGGAATGCGCCGTTCGATCCTCGCAGGCGAATCTGACCAAGCGCCGATGACAGGCTACTCGACTCTTGGTTAATGCTGTTTTGACTGATACCAAATGACTGGAAACAAACCCGAACTCGCCGAAAAGGTACTCCAGCGCCACGCTGAGATGGTTCACCAGCGGGCGACATGGGAGTCGCTCTGGGAGGACATCGCGAAGTATGTGATGCCTCGGAAGGCGACGATGTTCACGCAGACGACATCGCCCACCACAGACGACGAGGCACAACTCTTCGACGCCACCGCCGTCCGGGCAAACATGATTCTGGCCAATGGCCAACTCAGTTGGATGACGCCACTCGAAAGCCGGTGGTTCAGTCTGGAGCCGCCGAAGGCGATGGAAAGCGAGGACGAGGTCGAGCAGTGGTTCAAACGCTGCACCGAGGTCATGCAGGCCGAACTTTCCCGCAGTAATTTCTACACGGAAATCCACGAACTCTATCTCGACCGTGGTGCATTCGGCACGGCGGCGATTCTGGTAGAAGCCGGGAAGAACAATTCTCTTAACTTCACCAAGCTCGACCTCGGCAGCTTCGCGATCAGCGAAGACGACGAAGGCTATGTGGACACGCTCTCCCGCGAGTATGAGATGACCGCTCGGCAGGCCGCGCTCAAGTTCGGCATCGAGAACATCACTGACGCCATGCGGAAAGAACTGGAGAAACCCAACTCCAACCGCAAGTTTGCATGTGTCCATCTCATCGCCCCCCGTGGGCCGGGCGAGATTGAAATGGGCAAGCGAGACGCCGAGAACAAACCCTACGCCTCGGTCTATGTGGACAAGGCGAGCAAGCATGTCTTCCTTGCTTCCGGGTTCGATGAGCAACCGTTTTTCGTGACCCGCTACCTCAAGTGGAAGAACTCCGAGTGCTACGGCTACAGCCCAAGCTGGACTGCACTCCCGGAGTGCAAGCAACTCAACTTCCTTGAAAAACAACTCGACTCGCTCGCTGAGATTCATGCGTTCCCTCGGATCCTCATCCCTGCCGGGTTCGATGGCGACATAGACCTCCGCGCTGGTGGCGTGACCTATTTCGACCCGAACAACCCGCAGGCCACCCCGAAGGAGTGGGGAACCGGCGGGCGCTACGACATCGGCGTCGAGCGTGCCGAACACAAGCGCAAGGCGATTAACGAAGCCTTCCATGTGGACCTCTTCCAGATGTTCGCCCAACTCCAAAAGCAGATGACCGCCCGCGAAGTCGCCGAACGCGCCAGCGAGAAACTCATCCAATTTTCCCCGACCTTCGCCCGCCTCACGACTGAGCTTTTTAATCCGCTCCTTCGCCGAGTCTTTGCGATCTTGGCCCGCGCTGGCAAGTTCCCTCCGCCTCCGCAGGCGCTCCAAATGATCGGCGTCATCCCAGAGCCGGATGTCGCCTACAACAGCAGAATCGCCCTTGCGATCAAATCCCTCGAAAACGCCGCATTCATCCGCACGACCGAGATGCTCCTGCCCTACGCGCAGATCAAGCCGGAGATGCTCGACAACTACGACTTTGATGAGATCACCCGCGACATGGCCCGCAACGATGGACTGCCTGCCCGCTGGCTTCTCGATGAAAACATGGTTGCGCAGACCCGCGCTCAACGCGCCCAAGCCCAGCAAGCCGCCATGCAGGCCGAGCAGATGGAGCGGGCCGCGAGCGCCCTCGGCAAGGCTGGCAGCGTGCGTCAGGATTCCGCCCTCGCCCAGATGCTCCCCGGCATGACCGCATGATGGCTCCCGAAGACAAAGCCGCTGCCCTCCGGCGCGAGCGTGAGCGCCAGAAGATCACCAATGCCTACCACCGTGTTTTTGCCTCCAAGGAAGGCGCTGCGGTCATCGCCGATCTCAAGACGCAGTTCGCCACCGACTCACAGGTCTTCCTGCCTGGTTATGATTTCAATCCCGTGGTCGCCGCCCTCCGGGACGGCCAGCGCGGCGTGATCCTTCACATCGAAGCGATCCTCCGCAGGCCGGTCATCGCGGACGGCGACATCGAGACTCCCAAACGCAAAGTCAAAAAATGAGCAAACCCAAACCCAAACAAGACATCCCGCCGCGCCCCGAAATGGACCCCATGCTGGGCGACAAGACCATCGAACTTGTCGAGTGGCTCCGCGACTACGAGCCAGAGGAATTCCAGCGCACCTACGCCGGTCGCTCGACCCATCTCGGTTACCACCCGCATCAAGTGTGACGCGCAGTTTTGACTGATACTATTTATGGAAGACACCATCGACACCTCCGGCGAGACCTCGCTTCTCGCCGCAGCCGATAACACAAGCGCATCTCCAGATGCACAGGCGCAGCCCGCTGCGGACACCTCCACGCAACCCTCAACTCCCTCGACCGGCTGGGTGAACCCGGACGGCACATTTGGAGACAAGTGGCTCGATGCCCTGCCAGAGGATTCCGCTGCCTATAAAAACTCCGTCAAAAATTTCAAAAGCGTTCCCGATTTGGTCAAGGCGCTTGGGAATGCGAATGCCCTCATCGGGAAAAAACTCGGTGTGCCGAATGAGAATTCCTCACCCGAAGAGGTCGCCGCCTTCCGCCGCGCCATGGGCGTGCCGGACTCGCTGGAGGAATACAAGTTCGCTCCAGACTCCCTCCCGGAAGGGATGACATGGAGCGACGACATGGCGAAGCCGTATGCCGAGATCGCGCACAAGCACGGCATCCCGCCATCGGCCATGAAGGAACTCGTCGCCCAGCATGCGAAGACCGAGATGTTCAAGATGGAGGCGATTCAAGCCACCTTTGAGAAGCAGCGCACCGAGGCCGTGCAAAGCCTCCAAAAAGAATGGGGAAATGATTTCGGAAAGAACATCGGACTCGCCAAGCAGGCCGCGAAGCTCGCTGGCGTGGATTCAAATTCACACGGGTTCAGCGACCCGGAGGTCGTGCGTGGCTTTGTTCGCATGGCCCAGATGATGAGCGAGGACAAGGTCGGTCGCTCGATGGGCGGCACGGAGTTTATGACCGGCGCAGCACGCGCCAAGGACATCATGGGAAACCCAGACAACACTTGGCACAAACGCTACATGGAAGGCGACCGCGAGGCCGCTGCGCTTGTCACCTCCCTGCTCAAGCAGGGGTAAAAACTGCGGGGTAGTGAAAAGGCATAACACCAGTTTCATAATCTGGAATTCCGAGTTCGAGTCTCGGCCCCGCTATTTTTTTTGAAAAAAAGTTTTGACTGATACCGCATCGGCGGTAATGTCACCTTCGTCAGAGCAGACAACTCCTTTGTGAATCTGCTCCCAAACCCCGATCCGACGATCCGCAAGGACAACCGGCAAGGACAGGGAGCAACCATCAGTTTCGACTGATACCAACTCACCAAAAACCAAAGGAGACCAAATGCCCGATCTAAACGGAGTTCTGACGAACATCCCCAATCACTTCACCACCCAGTTTGATTCTAACTGGAAACACCTCGTTCAGCAAAAGAACAGCAAGCTGAAAGAATATGTGACCCTCGATTCCATCGAAGGAAAAGAGAAGTCCTACAACCAACTCGACACAACCTCGATGACGCAGATCACGGATCGCTCCCGCGACACCCGGATCAGCGATCAAGTGATGGCCAAGCGTTGGATTCGCCCGCAGCAATACGACTGCGCGAAACTCGTTGACGAGTGGGACGAGCAATTCCTCGGTGAGGTCGTCCTTCCGACCAGCCCGATCATCCAGTCCCATGCACAAGCCTATGGCCGCACTTGCGACTCGATCATCATTGGCGCTCTCGGCGGCACAGCTTTTACCGGCGCGACCGGCACAACCTCAACCGCATTGCCTGCTGGCCAGAAGGTCGCAGTCAACTTCGTGGAAAGCGGAACAGCCGCCAACTCCGGCCTCACCATCGCCAAACTCCGCCGCGCCAAATTCATCCTCGACGCAGCCGATGTGGACGAAGAGGAGGAGCGCATCCTAGTTGTTTCGGCTCGCCAGCTTCAAGACCTGCTCCGCACGGTTGAAGTGACCAGCGCCGACTACAACACGGTTCGCGCCCTGGTGGACGGAAACTTGAACACCTTCATGGGCTTTAAATTCCGCCGCACCCAGCTCCTTGGCCTCACCTCCACGGTCCGCTCTTGCTACGCCTATGTGAAGTCCGGAGTCATCCTCGCCGAGCGCGGACTCAAGACCCACATGGACATCCGCACGGACCTCTCGCACTCCCTTCAAATCCGCTCTGTGGCCAGCCTCGCCGCTGTCCGCATGGAAGAGAAGAAAGTCGTCGAGATCGCCTGCGACGAAGCCTGATTCCCGCACCCCGCTGGCAGACCGGGAAATGTCTGCCACCCACTTTTTTCAATCTGTGATCTGACCGCGCCTCAATGACAGACATCCAAATCTGCAACCTCGCCCTCGCCCGACTCGGTGATGCCCGTATCACCGCGCTCACGGACGCGACCGCACAGGCTCAGTATTGTTCTCTTTTTTACTCGCAGACTTTAGAGGAACTCCAGACGGAGTTCGATTGGCAGTTCTGCCGCAAACTTGCATCACTCACCGCCGATGCCACGGCTCCGGCCTTTGGCTACGCCCGCCGGTTCGCCGTTCCCTCCGACTTCCTGCGTCTCATCCGCCTCAACGGAATCGATGAGGATGAGAATTTCTCCAAATGGGAGATCGTAGACGGATTCATCCACACCGATCTCGCCGCTCCCGCCCAGATCGAATACATCGCCTCTGTCACCACCGCCGCGAAGTTCCCTGCGGTCTTTGTCGAAATCCTTTCCGCGAAGCTGGCCGCGAACCTCGCGATGCCGCTCACCGGCTCAAAAGAGCTTTTCTCTCAAATGGCCGAGGTTTTCTCGGCCAACATGCAGCGCCCGGTGGTCAAGTCGCTCATCCTTGCAACCGCCAAGGACCGCCCATCCTCCACCCTCACTGAGGACGAACTGTGCCGCCAAGCCATCTTGCGCGTCGGCACTGCCGAGCAGTTCGGCCCCTCCTCGCAGGCGATGCTGCTTGCCAAGTCACTCTACCCGCAGGTGCGCGATGCGCTCCTCCTCGCTGGTTCGTGGACATGGGCGATGAAGTCCACCACGGTCATTGAGACGCTCCCGCGCCCAGAATACAAGTGGGCTTACCGCTACACGATTCCCGCAGACTGTCTGCGCGTCTTCCGGGTCAACGACTACGACTACTCAACCGGCGACTCGTCGTGGGAGGTGTCGGGCAACTTTGTTCTCACCAATGCCGACTCTGGATCTCCCGCATGGGTCGTGGACCGTGGTTATGAAGTCGGCAATGCGGTTTCCAACAACGGCGCGGTCTACCGATGCGTGGTTGCCGGCACGACTAAGCAACCAGGCGTGACATCTGGATGGACGACCGACTGGGATATCTGGCTCGGCACGGCGATTACGCTGGAATATGTCCGCAAGGTCACCGATGTCACCCTCTTCGATTCCCTCTTCATCGACCTGCTCACGGTCTCCCTCGCCGCCAAGCTCGCCGTCCCGCTGACCGGCGATGCCAACAAGGCCGCACTCCTCGCCAAGGAAACCGAAATCCTCGGCAAAAACCCCGCCATGCGCCGGGACTCCACCGAGCGCAAGGGCCGCATCAAGCCTGCATGGCAGTCCTCCAAACTCGTCTCCTCTCGCAACGGCGGCGATGGCATTGATGGCTCGCAAGCCACTGCGGGCGGACCAGCAGGCGGCGTCAGCTACCCCTCGCTCCTCGTCACCGTAGGAACGGTCTCCAACCTCCCCACTGGCGCTACTCCCACCGTCACCAATACCGGCACAAACGACACCGCCGTTCTCAATTTCGGTCTGCCACAAGGCCCAGCCGGAACGGTTCAAGTCGGAACGACCACGACCGGCGCCGAAGGGACAAACGCAGCAGTCGCCGCCACAGGGACTCCAGAGAACCGGATTCTTTCATTCACCATCCCTCGCGGTAACACTGGCAATACCGGACCGCAGGGGCCAGCCGCTACCGTGGCCGTCGGTACGACCACGACCGGCAACCCCGGAACCAACGCATCGGTTGCCAATACCGGAACCAGCGGAGCCGCTGTTCTTAATTTCACAATCCCTCGCGGCAATGTTGGTGCGACCGGTCCAGCAAATAGTCTTTCCATTGGCTCGGTATCAACCGGCGCAGCAGGCTCGGCAGCGGAAGCCACGATAACCGGGAGCGCCCCAAGCCAAACACTCAATCTGGTGATCCCTAAAGGCGACAAGGGGGATGCCGCTACCGTGGCCGTCGGTAGCACAACCACAGGATTGCCGGGGACGATCGCTTCCGTAGCAAATTCTGGGACATCCGCCGCAGCCGTTTTGCAGTTTACGATCCCGCAGGGAGTGAAGGGCGACACCGGTGAACAAGGCCAGACTGGCCCGGCAGGACCGGCAGGACCGGCAGGACCGCAGGGACCGCAGGGACCGCAGGGACCGCAGGGACCGCAAGGACCGCAAGGGGTGGCAGGCGGCTTGCCGCTTTCCGAAAGCAGCTACATCATCGCCAAACCCGGCGACGACCTTGCAGCTAAATATACCGCAGCAAAAGCCCTGACTCCCAACGGTGCGGCAAAATCTGCCACAAACCGCGCCCACCTTATCATTTTCCCCGGTCGCTACACACTTACCGCCGAGCTGGCGATTGACGCCGAGTTTGTCGATGTGATCGGGCTGGGGGCGCAGACGCGAAATCCTGCTGTGCTCATCGCTGGCAACACCTTAAATGTCAGCGCCAACGATGTGCGCGTGAGCGGCCTTTCTGTGGGCGCTCAGTCGTTCAAAATCACAGGCGACAAACCCTTGCAGGTTTTTGAGAACTGCGCCGGGGGCGCTTCCAGCTTCGGCGGCGGCGCTCTAATTAGCACCGCAAGCGGGACATTTACAGACTGCTCCGGGGGAGTCGATAGCTTCGGCGGCGTAGGCGTGGCCAGCGGGATTTTTGCAAATTGCAGGCTCACGACTGGCTCGTTTCCTACAATATATATCCCAGGCAAAATGAGGTCTTGCTTGGATGCGGACTATAATGTCTTCGATGCGGATGGGATATACGATCCAGACGCCAGCTCTTTTTTCACCACAGCATCCGTTACGGACAATACAGCCAAGCTCCAATTACACGCCTTTGTGCTTGGCGTGAAACAACTCGGCCTTTGGAATGACATGGTGTGCTGGCCTCTCCGCAGCTCGCAGAACGCAGGCACAGGCTCGACCGCTTACTCGCTCGGTGGGCTGGGGACATACAACGGCACGCTCATCAATGGGCCGACTTGGGGGGCGGATGGAGTGAGTTTTGGAGGAAATACGCAAAGTATTCAATACAGTCCTCAATTTTCCGTAGATTTTACAAAACGTGGTTTTTCCGTGCATGCAGTTTGGAGTGCGCTCGGGGTCAGCGTTACAAGCCTTGAAGGAGATTTTCTTTTATTGGGGCAAATAGGGATTAGCACTTTGCAGAATATAATCACAACCAACGTAGGAGGAGGCACAACGTGGATGCCGGAATCTAAAAACTACAATGGGAATCGGTATTTCCATTTTGCAAATGTCCCGACATCAGGAAACGTAGGATATGGGTGGAACGCTGACACGCTAACATTGCAAACAAATGGGGTCAACATTGTTACATCGCCGCAGATAGCATTTACCCCTGCGAATGGAAATTATACGCTCTCCACAATAGGCCGAAATAATTCCACGACCTCCGCAACTTCTCGGGTTAGCTATCTAATGGCATTCCAGCCCAACATTGGAATGACCGCGCAAAAAATGCAGGACATTTACACTCTTGCAAAAAACACTCTCGGCCAAGGACTCGGACTACCATGAGAACTCCCATGCCACGCTACCGCGCTACCGCGCTTCAAAACAATAGCCTTCCGTGGTTTTGTTGGGACACGACCACAGGAAGCGGCACACGCCCGATGGAATGGGGCGTCACGCTTGTGCCAACGCCGAACGACCTCGAAAACCCGACCGAGTGGACATGGAGCGCGATGCTGCCGGAGGGCACACAACTCCCAAGCTGGATCACCGTTATTTCAACGACATAAATCATGGACAGAAAATTCAACGGAACAACAGTCGAGACCGATGGTGTCCGCAGCATTGCAGGCGGCGGCACGGGTGCGGCTACGGCGGCAGCGGCACGAACCAATCTTGGCCTTGGCAATGTGGACAACACCAGCGATGAGGCCAAGCCAATCTCGACGGCCACGCAGGCCGCTCTCGATGGTAAG